TCTTGCACATAAAAATCTTTTTGACCATGTAAATAAAAAAATGGAAAAGCTAAAACTTGGTTTAAAATCTTACAGATACTTTGACCAAGCAAAAGAGTTAGCTGATAAACTTGGAGTTGTTTTAAATGAAAGTGTATTAGACGCACATTCATCTATGGCTTTATCAATTTATAGTCCAACAAATCTAGCTGATCTTTTGACAGATGAGGTTGAACAGACTAGGGAGGAAAAAATAGCGATTGCAAAACAACTGCTACAAGAACAACAAAATAGTTTAAATTAACTATTGACACTTATGGGATTATCCTATAGGATAGTCCCATAACAGAAAGGTATAACATGGAAAACAATAAAACATTTAAAATAACTTACTACGCACAGAAACATAAAAAACATATATCAAGAAATGGAAAGTGGACTGATCAATGCAGATATTGGACAAGTAAATCTGGCAAGGCATTAATGACTTACTTTGACATAGACGCACAAGGTTACAGAACTTGTAGTAATTGGAAAGTGAGGTTGTAATATCAATGGCTTTATTATTAACAATAAGTGGCTCAGTGCTTTTTTATTTTATTCTTTGTGTATGGAGTGAAACATTATGAGCGATTTTAATTGGTGTCATGGTCCAAAGTGCCATGAAAAACATACTGTTGATCGAGTGCGAGGTGTTAAGGGCTCAAAGGTTTTAAGAACTCGTAAAGTTAAAATATACCCAAACAACATATGTTGGTATAATTATTTCTGTAGTCAAGGTTGTTATGATAACTTTGCCAATAAATATATTCAACAAGTCATAGCCATTGCACCGAGAACCGAGTGCCTTGAAACACCTATCAAGGACCCTACAAAAGAAACACATAGCAACCAATATTATAATTGGAATAATTGGAATATAGAGGTTGACGAAAGTAGGCAAAGTTGATAGGATAATCCTATTAACAGAAAGGTATATATGGAACAAACAAATAATAAAACAGAAGAGCGTAAGAATAGATTCAGTGGTGAATCTTACATGCTAACTAAAGAAGAGGCTATCAAGCATGATAGAATCTTTATCAATGAACTAGCAGCAACACTAGAAGACAAACAAGCAGGTGTTGACGGCACGTCTAAACTTTGGGACAAAGTACGTGCAGACTTAGATTGGTTTCGTGAACATAACGCGAAAGCATATATGGTCCTACTGGACTAACCTTTCTAGAACCTGGTACCTCAATAGAGGTACCAGGCCAATTGCAAAAATCCAAACTTTTTTAATTATTGATTTACTATATGTGGTAGGGGTCCCACAGACTACCCATATATGCCGAGTTTTGTATAGTCAAACCCTTAAAAATCATTATAAGACTAAAACAACATGTAAAAAAATTTTACAAAAAATTTTTCGAAATGCAAATAGACCTAGATAAAATAAATAAATTACCACCTGATGTCAGAGACAGGTTTAAAAAAATTCTAATCAAGTACAAAGAAGAAGATAAAAAAGAACTTGCACAGAATGACTTTCTTGCATTTGTAAAAACTATATGGCCTGAGTTTATTGAAGGTGCACATCACAAAACAATCGCAGATAAATTTAACAAGCTAGCATCAGGAGAGATCAAAAGGCTGATTGTAAACATGCCACCAAGGCATACCAAATCTGAGTTTGCGTCAACACTACTACCAGCCTGGATGATTGGTAAAAGTCCAAAGCTGAAGATAATACAGACGACCCACACAGGAGAACTTGCGGTACGTTTTGGTCGTAAGGCTAAGACACTGATCGATTCACCTGAGTATCAGAATATATTTAAGACAAGACTAAGAGAAGACAGCCAGGCCGCTGGTCGCTGGGAGACTGCTCAGGGTGGCGAGTATTTTGCTGCCGGTGTCGGTGGTGCGATCACGGGACGTGGTGCTGATCTATTGATAATCGACGATCCACACTCGGAACAGGACGCCATGAACCTGACAGCGTTAGAGCGAGCCTACGAGTGGTACACATCCGGTCCGAGACAACGTTTACAACCAGGCGGTAAAATCGTTTGCGTCATGACACGTTGGAATGTAAAGGACCTCACAGGAATTCTTTTAAAGAACCAGGCAGAACCCAAATCAGATCAGTGGGACCTGGTGGAGTTTCCGGCGATAATGCCGAGTGGTAAACCCGTATGGCCGGAGTACTGGAAGATCGATGAACTGGAATCAGTCAAGGCTTCATTATCACTCGGTAAATGGAATGCACAGTGGATGCAGAACCCTACCTCAGAGGAGGGTGCCATATTGAAACGTGAGTGGTGGAAGGATTGGGATAAGGATTACATACCACCATTGGATCATGTCATACAGTCCTATGATACAGCGTTCATGAAAAAGGAGACCGCAGACTTTAGTGCGATAACCACATGGGGTGTGTTTCGTGAGAGCGAGGAGGGACCACCACAGCTGATATTATTGGATGCGCTAAAGGATAGATTGGAGTTTCCAGAACTTCGTAGGGTTGCAAAGGAGCAGTATGATTACTGGCAACCTGAGACCGTGTTGATAGAGTCAAAGGCATCGGGATTACCACTGACATATGAGTTGAGGCAGATGGGTATACCTGTAGTGAATTTCACACCATCAAAAGGAAACGATAAACATACCAGAGTTAATTCGGTTGCACCTCTCTTCGAATCTGGTATTATACATGCACCTTTGAATAAACAGTTCGCTCAGGAGGTTATAGAAGAGTGTGCTGCGTTCCCTTATGGGGATCATGATGACCTGGTTGATAGCACGACACAGGCTGTCATGAGATTTAGGCAAGGTGGTCTTATAAACCATCCGGAGGATTACGAGGATGAGAGACTGCCAAAGAAACAATTTAAGTATTACTGGTAGATTATGGGTCCATTATTACAATTTTTAATCGCAGCCGAGAGACTTGCAAGACAGGGTGTCAAGAGAGATGCCATAGTGAGATTTGCCAAACAACAGTTTGGCGAGGTGACAGAATTATTACAAAAACAGATTGATAGGATCTACACTAGAATAAAAAAACCAAAAGTTGGTAAGGAGACAAAAAAAGAAGGTGAAGTTATTCCAATCAAAGAAGGTATCATGTCCACAGATGAGGCTAGCACCGCTCTACAAAAAGCAAGAGAGGACACAGAGAGATTAAAAGAGGATCCAAAGTTACAAGAGATATTAAGAAGCATTGGTGTGGAGGATACAGCCCCATTAGATAGCGCAGCAAATGTTAGAGCCGCTCTTAAAAATATGGAAGACAGGATGAGAGTTGGAAACAACGAAGCAAATATTAGAGCAACACTTAGAGAGTTTTTAGAAAGAAGATTAAAAGATGGTACATTAAATATACCTGATGCAAGAGAAAGAGATGCTATTGAAAAAGTTTATCAAGGTGGAGTTGACCCTATTGATGTATTTAGAAAAGCATACGGTGAGGATGCTTTAATCGCTGTTGATGATGTCTTTGAACAATATGGTGATAAGATTATGAGAGAGTCTGGTAGTTATAAGGAAATAGGTGATAAGTTTGAACAACTGTTTAAATTTAATAGAGGTTTCTATGACATGGCAGACTTACCTGTTCCTAAAAAAGAATATGGCTATGATCCTGGACTCATGAGTAACAAAGAGCTTACAGATAAGCTAAGAAAAGATCTAAGAGAAAAAGAAATGTTGGAAGACTTTGATCCAACAGACAGAACAGAAAATGCAACAGGCGGCAGGGTCCTAGCGGCAGGCGGCGGGCTAGCTGGCATACTAAAGGTATAATGAAGATAGGTGAATACGAACAGATGATGGCGTACATGTTGCGACCGGCACAAAAACAAAATACACAAACTGCAGATTTAACAGATGACCTAGAACCAGGTCCACTTAAAGATGAACTGCTGAAAGACTTTGACCCGTCTCAAGAAACTTACGAAGAATACTTACGAAGAAAATCTGTAAGAGAGACTGCAGCAACAGGCGGCCGTGTAGGTTTTTATGCAGGAGGAGTTGTTCGTTTAGCAAAACTCTTATCTGATCAAGGAAAAACTATAAATGAAATATTAAAAGAAATAACCATAAAATTTAAAGAACTTGGTGGAGGTCAAAAAGGTAAACCAAATTCTAAAGAAGGAGTTACAAATATATTAAAAAAAGAATTAGGAGAAAAAATATATAAAGAAAGATATGCCCCAGGAACAGGATTATATTCAGAACAAAAAAGATATGGAGAAGATATAATAGAAAAGTTTAAAGAACTAAGACTTACTAAAACTGAATCAGATATTGAAGAATTATTAGGATTATCTCCTTCTTATCAAACAAAATTAGCAAGAGATCTTGGTCTTGAAAAAAAATCAGGTTCAACTTTAAGATCTGAAAAATTTACAAGTGCAAAAAATATAGAGACTGAAATAGATAATTTAATAGATTTTAACAAAGGTAGAAATGAAAACCTAGAAGAAATTTTTGAAAAAGTAAAAGATAAAGAATTTTTAATTGGAAGAAATAGATTTGGAAAACCTTCAAAGGATCAAATTCAAAAATATATTTCTCAAAAAATAATGAATAAAAATCAATTGTCTGTTGATGGTTATAAACAAGAAATAATGAAAATGTTAGAAGACAGAAGTTATGTACCACAAGGTTTAGACCCTTTGGGTATTAAGACAGAAAAATTAACTAATTATAATATACCTAATTATATGCAAGCCAAAGAAGAATTAGCAAAAGAAATACCTGGTTTAAAAACAAGAATGGAAACTAACATTAGTTTTAGAAAAAAATTAAAACGAAAAGAAAAAGAAAAAGCAGATCCAGTTTTAAAAATAGGAAGGTTGGCAACTAAAGCTAGAACAAAACAAACAGGTAGATTAGATAAGTTAGCAAAAGCAGGTAAACTTTCAGATAGAGAAGAAGTTATAAATTGGACACAAACTGCTATTCAAAAAGTTTCTAATGATCAAATTAAAAAAAATCCGACTAAAATTTTAGCTTATTTAAAAGCTAATCCAGATAAATTAAAAATGTTAGGGACTAGAGTAGATCCAGCTACAGGGGATATTTATTATGAGAATCCTAATTTAAGTTTTTTAAATAACAATCCAAAAGATTCATCAAGATTTTTTGAAATGGACCACAATAGAGAAATATCTAAAGGAGATTTTTTATTAGATGTGCCTGAAAATAGAGCATCAGTTCCAAGACTTTTAAACTCAGGTTTTAAAAGAGATGCTGAAAAATTTTTAGAATCTAATCCAAATCCTAATGATCCTAAAGTAAAAAAAGTTTTAGAAGAAGCAAAAAAACTAAGAGTAAGATTAAAACCTAATGTTGAAAAAGGAATTTTTAAATCTTCTGATTTTTTTGATTATGGAAGAGACCCTGTTAATAAAATAAATGATACTATATCGTTTTGGACACCTGATTTTAAACCACAATACTATCCAGTTAAAAAAGATAGTTTAGGAAAAATAAAACTTGGTACAATTGGAGCTGGTGGGGCCATTGCGGTGCCAACTGTGGGATATACTGAAAACGATTACACACAAATAAAACAAGATTTAATATCAACAGGTCAAATGCAAGGCGCTGCTATAGAAGATGCACCACTTGTAGAAAAAGGATTAAGCACAGGAGAAAAAGTTGCAACTGGAACAGCAGCAGCAGGAACTCTTGGAACTAAAACAGGAAGAAAAATTTTAGGTAAAGGTTTAAATCTAGCTTTAGGACCAACTGGTATGGTTGGATTAAATGTTGCATTAGGAACTGATCCAACAGAAACTTTAGACAGAGTAGGTTTAGAAACAGAAGCTGCATTTGCACCATCACTAGTAAAAGGTGTAACAAGCATAACTGATAAAATAAAAAATCCAATGTTAAGAAAAGTTGCAGAAAGAGCAACACTAGCTGGAATGTCTCCTGCTATGGCAATGCGTGCTGCAAGAGTTGCATCACCTCTAGGTATTGCATCATTAGGTTTAGAAGGACTCTACCAATACGGTAAATTTGCAAAAGATGAGATAGCAAAAGTAAAAGCAATGTCACCAGAAGAAAGAGACTTTTATAATGACTTATTAATGGATGAAGGTGGGTTATTAGATTGATAGGCAAAAAATCAGGACCACCACCAAAATCAGGGCCAACACCACAGGGGTTGAATATTAATTATAATACTGTTAAGACAGTGAAACTGGAGAAAATAAATGGCAGAAATAGACAAGTCTTTACCAAACGTAAAGCAATCGATAAATATACCAAGTCCTGACGAACTAGAAGTAGAGTTACAGGAAGAACAACAAAAAGACCCTGATCAACCAATTGACGTTCAACAGAACGAAGATGGCAGTGTTGACATAAACTTCGACCCATCAATCGGTAGCCAAGAACAAGGTGAAGATCATTTTGCTAATCTAGCAGAACTACTTCCAGAAGAAGTATTATCTCCGATAGGTCACAGTCTTTACGAAAATTACACAGACTACAAAGCATCAAGAAAAGATTGGGAAAACTCTTACACAAAAGGTTTGGATCTTTTGGGATTCAAGTATGAGGAAAACACAGAGCCATTCAAAGGTGCATCAGGTGCAGTTCACCCGGTATTAGCAGAGGCTGTCACACAGTTTCAATCATTAGCATACAAAGAATTACTACCTTCACAAGGTCCGGTCAGAACACAGATAGTTGGAATGCCAACTCCAGATAAAGAGGCGCAATCAATGCGTGTCAAAGAATTCATGAATTACCAGATCATGAGTGAGATGAAAGAATATGAATCTGAGTTTGATCAGATGTTATTTTATCTACCACTTACAGGATCTACATTTAAAAAAGTTTACTACGATGAAATCATGCAGAGAACAGTATCCAAGTTTGTTCCTGCTGATGATTTAGTTGTTCCGTACACGGCTACCTCATTAGACGATGCGGAAACAATTATTCATGTTGTTAAGATGTCAGAGAATGAACTTCGAAAACAACAGGTTGGTGGTTTCTATAGAGATATAGAACTTACCCCAGGTCAGGAGAATGAGAGTCAATCTGACAAAAAAGAGAGAGAACTAGGTGGCATGAGCAAGGGCAGAGATCAGAGAATGTTCACGCTTCTTGAGTGTCATGTGCATCTAGACATAGATGGTTTTGAGGATGCGGGTCAGGATGGTGAGCCTACAGGAATCAAACTACCTTACATAGTGACAATAGAAGAGGGATCACGAGAGGTCTTATCTATCAGAAGAAATTATGAGATCGGTGATCCGATGAAACAAAAGATAAATTATTTTGTGCACTTTAAATTTTTACCAGGACTAGGTTTCTATGGTTTCGGTTTGATACACATGATCGGTGGTCTATCAAGATCAGCGACCGCAGCATTGAGATCGCTCCTTGACGCCGGAACCCTGTCTAATCTACCGGCAGGATTCAAGATGCGTGGCATCAAGATGCGAGATGAGGCACAGCCTATTCAACCAGGAGAGTTTAGAGATGTGGATGCACCGGGTGGAAACCTGAAAGACGCATTCATGCCGTTACCATTCAAGGAACCATCACCGACATTGTTACAGTTGATGAGTGTCGTTGTTGGTGCTGGACAGAGATTTGCATCAATAGCAGACATGCAAGTGGGAGAGGGCAATCAGAATGCTGCGGTTGGTACAACCGTTGCATTATTAGAACGTGGATCTAGAACAATGTCAGCGATTCATAAGAGATTATATGCTTCTATGAAACGTGAGTTTGGTTTGATGGCGAGAGTTTTTAAACTTTACTTACCTCCAGTTTATCCGTATGATGTTGTTGGCGGTCAAAAGCAAATCAAGCAATCTGATTTCGACGACCGAATAGATATATTGCCAGTTGCGGATCCAAATATCTTTTCACAGACGCAGCGGATATCACTCGCTCAAACAGAGATGCAACTGGCAGCTTCTAATCCTGCAATTCACAACCAATATGAGGTCTACAGAAACATGTATGAGGCTCTGGGTGTTAAAGATATTGATCTTATCCTAAAAAGACCAGAACAACCTATGCCGAAGGACCCAGCACTGGAACATATCGATGCTTTGGCTGGAAAACCGTTTCAGGCATTCCCCGGACAGGACCATCAGGCGCATATCACGGCGCATTTGAACTTCATGGAGACTAATATGGTGAAAAATGCACCCGCAATAGGTGCTGCGATACAGAAAAACATACTAGAACACATAAGTTTGATGGCACAGGAGCAGATCGAGGTAGAATTCAGGGAAGAATTGCCAAAATTAGCTCAAATGGGCCAGATGATGCAACAAAATATGCAAAATCCGCAGCTTCAACAGGAGATGCGAATGCTACAGGAGAGAATAGAGGGTAGAAAAGCTATTCTGGTGTCTGAAATGATGGAAGATTTTGCAAAAGAGGAGAAAAAGATCAGTTCACAGTACGGAAACGATCCGATCGCCGCATTAAGAGCGAGAGAACTGGATCTACAGGCTCAGGAGAACTCCAGAAAAGAGAAAGAGGGTCAAGAACGACTAGATCTAGACCGTATGAGAGCCATGATGAATCAACAGAATCAGGATGAGAAGCTAGATCAGAACGAAGAATTAGCAAATCTAAGGGCTGAGACATCCATAGAAAAACAAGAGATAGCTAATGAGGCAAGAGAACGATTGGCTATCATGAAACCAAGAGGTAATTAATATGTGGTTAAGTGCAATTAAATTAGCTGTATCTGCTGGAAGTAAAATATATGCTAACAAGCAGAAGGCAAAAGTGGCGATGTCAGACGCACAACTTTTACATGCAGAGCGTCAAGCACGAGGTGAGGAAGCTTACCAGGGAAAATTGTTAGAAGCTCGTCAGTCAGACTACAAGGACGAGGCGGTTCTCGTGATTCTCACGTTGCCCATCTTGGTGCTCGCATATGGGGTCTTCTCAGATGATGCACAAGCGATGGACAAGATAAAAATTTTCTTTGAGCATTTCCAGTCGCTCCCGTCATGGTTCACAAATCTCTGGATCCTTGTAGTGGCGAGTATTTATGGTATAAAGGGAACACAAATATTTAGGGGAGGAAAAAAATAATGTTAAAAAATCCGGGTAAAGCA